CCTCGCAGAAATGCTTGATCGCCGGGATACCGTCGATCACAAATTGCTCATCGTACTGATCCTGCTCGACTTCCTTAACCACTGCATCAAAATCCAGCTCGTCATCATCGATGACAATTTCCTTCAGGGGCATAGCCGTTGTTCGGCCCTCAACCGGAGCCGGAGTTAAACTCGCTTCTCCGATCGGCCATGAGGTGATCTCAAATGACTTGCCATTGGGATTCTTGGTCACGAGATGAGACATAGACCCGGAGGACCATCCCAACTTGCCCTTTTCCGCCAAACCGTAGATGGCTTTCTCGTACTTGTCCCGTAACTCCAGCTCGCCTTCGACAAATACACCCACCTCATCAATAGTAAGCTTGGCCTTTCCGAGTTTGCGAGACTTGATGACAGGATGAACACCGTGGCGGTAGAGAATTGGGCGCTGATCACCGCTGTCGATAAACAGGTCCGTGGCCTTGGTGAAGTAGTCGCCTTGCAGATCGGGATCATCAGCCCCGGAAAACATAATCAAGTAGCCGCCAACCTTGCCCCCGCCTAACGCTTTCACAGCGCCGCCTTGATACGCCAGCGTATCGGAACTCTCACTATTGACGCGCACCTGGTGTTGAGCTGGAGCGTAATGCTCCTCGATCTTTCTTAGCAGTGTGTCCATAGTTTGCGCCTTCAGGTAGAAAGGTTCCAGTGTGTCAGACTCGGCGTATTCGTTAATTTGCTCAATGATGGCAGGCTTGACTTCGGCAGCGTAATCGCTGACCAATTCGTCAACCTTTTTAGCAACGTCAACCTTTGTGCCGGTAACTTTTTCAGAACGCTTGGCGTTGGCAATCTTGCTAGCCGCCGTGCGAACCGCGTCCCACAACTCCCATGTACGCCTCTCCGATTGGCGTAAGGCGTCACTAAAGAGTGATTTAGTCATGTGGTTAAAACTTTTCCAAGATACATATAAGACAAAAGCCCGCCGACTCCAGTTAAGGAATCAGGCGGGCGGAAACGGATTCTGATTACCGTTCGCGGGCTCGCTAGGACGTTATCAATTCAGCGTTGCGTTGCTGTAACCGTTCCAGTCTGTCGATGGCGTTATAGAGAGTTCGCTTGATGCTCTCCAGTTCGTCGTGACGGCTCTGGCGCTCCCGTGGTTCAGGCTGCGCGGGTAACTTTACGTCAATTTCGTGGCGAGCCGTGCTCATCGGGATTAGTTTATATCACACTCTCTAAGGTGTTAAGCAAGGTTTTTAGTTACGCTACCTCTCTCCCGTATCCGCCCACCACAACTGTTTTGGCTGTTTCCTGTGCTCCTGAGCAACTGATATGCGGCACGCCGTAGTGATGAACACAAACCGAATCCGATGGGCCACCGTGCTCCGACGCGTCGATCGGTCTGTCTTCCGTGCAGTCGTAGACCTGTTTGCATTTGGGGCAATAATGACTGTGCGCCTCGCTCACTGCATCGCTACGCTCCCTCCGTAAGCATCCTGTCTACCAACCTCCGCCTGAAACACATCAGACGTAGCGAACTCAACACCTTCGAGTGACCATTCAAATTCGCATCTACAGTTATTTAGACAGGAGAGTGAGCCGATTTCATCTAGTTCATCCAGCGACACGAACTCCTCGCTGTCTCTGGCTGCTCCTACGCACTCCTCACAGCTTACTTCATCCTCGGCGCAGATTCGTCTCCCTAAAGTTATCCCTGAATCAAACTCGCGGGCCATTACATTGTTTTGAAATGTCGCGTAAGCCGCATCTGCATACGTGGCCGCACGGTTGACAATCGTTCCGCCAATTAAACCCGACGCCAGACTCTCACTTATGGAAATAGATTCCGCGATTAATTCTAATCCCTCGTCTTCAACCGCTTTTTTCACGGCTCGCTTCACCTGGTGTTCAGCCTCAGATGGAGCCGAGTCCAGAAGGGCCATTCGTACCCGCTTCTTCACCCTGCTCTTTTGGGCAGGTGTTAATCGCAGAGACTTTAGCGGAGACACTTCAAGTTGTTCGACCACAGCGGAAGCGATGCTACCGGCGGCAGCGAATGAGCGCTTGACCTGATCCTCGAAGTCTCTGAGAAACGCTTTCTCCGATTTAACCTTGACCGCTATCCGCGCTCTCCGCTCTCCATCAAGCTGCGCTTTGCCGCCGTAAGCTATGGAACCGGCAACGCTGTGCCACGCTTCCACCCGTGATCGCATGAAGAGAAAGAACGCGGATAGCGAGATCGTTTCGTTGAGTAACTTGTTAGCCTCACGTTTGGCTCGACCCTGCTCTTGCGCGATGTAGTTGATCACCTCTTTGCGCACTTGAGACGGAGGGATAACGTGGCTGTCAGAATCGATGTAGCGACGAACTTTAGGGTCGAATCTCATCGGCGGGGTACATCTAGTCCCTTCTCTCTACATACGCGCTGCAAAACGCCGAGAATAAGCCCCTTCATCTCGACTGCCGCAGACCATCCGACCCACGCCGGATCACCTTTCACTGGTACGTTCTCAGCAGCCATTATAAGCTCCCACGCTAAATCGTATTTAGCCTGCGCCAATTCCTCCGCGAAGAACTGCTCATTCACTTCTGCGTTACTCATTGCTCTCCTCGTCGAATCTCATTTAGGCAACTTAAGCCCCTTGAACGCTGCGCTTCTGCGATGCGCTGCCGTGCGTCGATTCTCACGCCTGACTGCAATACCAAGATTACCATTCTTCTCAACCGCGAAGGCTATTGAGTGAATCAAGCCACAGTCGCAACATGCCAAACGGAGAATTTGCCATGCCCGCTTGCTCCTGCCGCGTGGCTTAAGTTCAAAACTGTCACCATCAAGGACTGCCGGATATTTCATTCCACCAACGCCTGCCCTTCTCACCTTGCAGAGTAAAGTTGCTTAATCGTCTCAGGCGCACCCTTCAGCAGTCCTGAATGCCGTCCCTTCACCAGTGCTATTTGCGGCCCTTGTCCCTGAGGCAGCGTTTGCGGCGGATTCTGCGTTGCTTCCATTGACGCGTCACGTTCAATCTGTTCCTGCTCAATGGTAGCCGTCGCGCTTCCCGCCGGAACAAAGTACACATCATCCGATCCGTCTTCCGCGGGTTCATAGCCCATACCCCTCAGCGCGTCGCTGCGTTTCAGCACACAGTATTCCTTGTAAGCCTTGCCGTAGCGCTCAAACTTCGCGTTCTCATCTTCCTGAAGCGTTCCCACCTCACTAAGATCAAACTCCATGAAGTGACTGGAATCCTGATCGAAGTCCGGCAGTAGCTGGACCGTCAACTCCTGCGCGATGTGCCACCACAAGGGTTGCAGGTAAGAATCAATCGCGCGACGATCAGCCTCGCTCATATTGTTCCAGATAGAACGCTCCATGCCAGAGCCAAAGTTCAGCACGATAGCGGGGATGCCCGTTACGGCGGAGAATACCTCCTGGGCCATGTAGCGCGTGGTACGAAGGTCCATCTCTTCCGGTGTCAGACCAGTTCGATTAAACGTCGCCTTCGCGCTCAGCACTAATCCCTGACCGGCATTCTTCCCAGTGGTCTGCTCGTTCAGTTTAGCCTTGATGTTGTCAAGGTCTTCCTGCGATAACAGCCCCTCTTTATCGTCTATGCCCACAACAAAGGGAATTACCCCGTTACCACCGAGCAAATTCGCAGCGTAAGACGCTACAGCGGAATCGCCGTAGATTTCCCGAAGAATTGTCTTTAAGCGCGAGAGTCCGTAGCGTCGATTGGCGGGATCTTCACCATCGCGAAAGTGCACAACGTCGGCCGGCTCGACTCGATACCTTCGATTGTCCCGGCGGAGTTCATAGTAGTTAATGAATTGATTCAGGCGATCGTTCCGATCAATCAGCGGAACACTCGTTGAACGCGAGGCGTCAAGGTATTCGCCGTTCTGATCGTTCACCCACCGCGCCTTGACGTTCTCATGTGGCTCATTGCGAAGCTGAACCACCACGCCATTGTTATTCCGGTACTTCACCCAATAAGCATTGCCGTCAATGATCCACGAACGTGCAAATGCCCGCCAGAGGTTTGAGCCGGAAGTCTGCGGGTTAGGCCGTTGCAGGATCGAGTAGATCGGGTGTCGCTCGATTACATTGTCATCCTTCTTCTTTCCACCTTGCTTGCGTAGGAACTCTTTTCTGACTTGCAAGTCGGGTTCGGGGAGCGTTGAGCCAAGCCATGTATAACCAGCAGCCACTAACGAGGAAAGGCCCGGATCACTCGAAGGTTGCGTACCACCCGACAGAGACGCACTAATCGCATTCTGCCACGCATTCATGTCCGGGTAGATCGTGAACTGCGAGCCGCTTCCGGATTGAGGGAAGGGAACAGACTTGAGTGCCTTGTAAGCTGTTTGTAGTCGCTCGCGGAGAGTCACGGTAGAGAAGATAGGTTAAACGCAGGGGTTAAGGCAAGGTATTTAGTTGCAGGCTGCGCAAGGGAAGATAGATTATGT